TTAGGGGGGAGCAAACGGGCAATTCCAAACGTGGATGCCGAGGGGAAGCCGCTCCCCCCACTCAACGACCTAAAAAGTAAACTATGTCTCTACAGACACGCATCGCCCACGCCCTCGCAAAAGAAGACCCGGCGACGGAAGTGGGCAAGATAATCCCCCACAACCACCAGCTACTGTACGGCCTTCTGGCCGCCGTCCGCTTCGAGAAAAACTTTATCGGCCTGCGGATGAGCGAAGTACCCCTCAAGACCGCCGCCCGGTACTATAAGTACCTCCTTCGGTGCGAAAACTTCTCAACAACTAATCCTACCCAACAATGAAACTACCAGAAAAACTCTCCCTAAAGGGATACTGGGGCACAGTAATGATGATGATCTTCCTCCTCGTGATCTACCACCAGAGTGGTGAGCACATGAAGGCAGAAGCTACCCAGGCAGCGATGATGCCAATGATCCCGCTGCCGGCCAACATCCCCGCTGGGGTAGGGCGGATGGTCGGCCAGCGCAGGGTCTTCGTAGGTGGCCAGCTGATCGCCGAGGAGCTCACCACCTTCCTCGCCTCCTACCAAGTAGACCACGTTATTGACCTGGCGGCAGAAGCGAAAGCCGAAGCCATCCTACCGACCGCAACCGAGCGCGACATCGTAGAACGTTCTGGCGCAACCTACTGGCCCTTCAACATCGAAGGCCGCGCGGGCCAACTCAACCAGGCAGTACTTACCCAGATCGATAGCCTGCTGGATAGTGGCGAAGTCGTCTTCGTTCATTGCCAGCACGGCATTCACAGGGTAGGGGTGGCGAAAGGCCGCGCTTATGCCCGTGATCGGCTCCCCTTCGATGAGATCGTTCAGCGCCTCGGTTGGCAGAAGGTCGTCGGAGATGTGAAGTACCGCAAGTATGTGAACGATGTTTTTCAGCAGGTTGAAAATTACTCGAAATGAGATACCGCGATACCGTAGCCGAAAAAGTAGCCGCAGTCGTTGCCGCGACCCCGCTGCTCGGCCCCATCCACACCTTGAAGGTCAACCTTCGCGCCATCCGCCCGGCAAAGCTCAATATAACAGACAACGAGTTCCGGATATGGAGAGAGGAAGAGAAGAAAGCCTTGAAAGACTTCATGGCGCTCCGTGAAGAGGAACAGAAAAAACGTACTGCGCGCTTGTTCCCTCACGCTAAGAACTTGAAATAGTAACTGTTTTCTGCAGCCCTGCCTCTCGCATAGGGTGGGGCTGCTTTTCCCTAAAAATAAATTGACATGAAACTTTTAATCCTCTTCCTTCTCCTTCCTGTTTTTGGGTTCGCTCAGGCGACTCAGTACCAGGGTGAGGGAGCGATCGACACTGCAATAGTTGCCGCCTACGACCATGTGTTCTACGAGACTGCCCAGCTAGAGGTGACCGTGTGGTTCCGCAAGAGCGCGGATTCGGTACTCGTTGGCCGCGATGATTTCACCTACTTCCGGGAACCAACCAATAGCGAAACGACCTGGCGAGCGATGTCGCTTTATGGGCTTGGGCTCCGTAGTATTTTCCCTAAGTAAAAATCCTCTTCATTCCGAAGCGGTCGGGCCGTCACAACTTGTGGGAGCAAGGGACGGCCCGTTTTTTAAACCTGCGGGGAACCGCACAGAATCGAACGACATGAAAGCAACTCTATTACTCCCGGATCGTCCGGTACGGGTTCAACGCAAGCGAACCAAAGGTTGGCGCAAGCCAGATAATACCGTAAACGTGACGCGCCCAGGCAAATGGGGTAACCCGTTTGACCTACAAACAGAAGAAAACAAACTGTACATGGAGCGTAAGCCCCGTGGTCTTTTCCGGTCAAAAAAAGAGATAGCAGAGGTAGAGTCACAGGCAAGGATAAACGTTGTGGACTTATTTAAGTCGAGCCGAACGGCAGCAGATAAGGCCCTTATTAGGCAGGAACTAAAGGGTAAGAACCTTATGTGCTGGTGCGCGAACGGCGAATCTTGCCACGCCGACATTTTGTTGCAAATAGCCAACTCTTAGGCTTTTCGATAATAACGATGCAATTGCAACCCCCCACCACCCTAAAGCCCTGCGCCCTAATCCGTCGCAGGGCTTCCTGCGTCCTTACCCACCCCCTCCGCGCGCGCCGATCTTGCATTAAAATACACGCAGTGCGCAGAATTATACTATCTAGTTTCGTCAAGTTCTTAGAGTCTCCCTTCTGGCAGGGTGCTGCGGCGATGGTGTCGGGTTGGGTGATTTCCTTCATTGCTCCGCTCTGGCCCATGCTGGTGCTGATGTTCGCGCTGGTGCTCACGGATGCCTACTCGGGCGTGAAGGCAGCACAGAAGCGGAAGGAGGTGATCAACTCGAAGGGGCTGCGCAGAACGGTCGATAAGATGGCCCTATATTCCCTCGCCATCATGACCGCGCACGGCATGAGCCTGGTGTTCATGCCCTCGATCGAACTAGCGTGGCTCCCTGCCTTCTCCATTTGCGTCGCGGAGATCAAGAGTAACTCCGAAAACATCCTAGCATATACAGGAGTGGACGTTGGAGAGAAGCTGCTCGATATTCTCCGCTCACGAAACGCGAAAAAATGACCGCCACAAAAGAACTAAACGACTTCCTCCTCGTCGAGCTCGAACAGTTCGCGCAGGACTTCATCCAAGACCGCGCCACCAGCCTGCGCAGTAGGGGAGCGGTAGCTAGTCGCGGCCTGGTCAACTCCCTATCCTACGAGGCGAGAGCCAGCGCAGTGAACGCAGGCGTTGAGGCTCTTATCAGCTTCGAGGAGCACGGCCGCTACATCGATATGCGGAGCCTCCAACCAGCCGAAGGTGGTGCAGACTACATCTCGAACCTCATCTCTTGGATCGAAGCGAAGGGACTGGCCGACCAGTTCATCACCAAGTACGTAACCGACCGCAACCTCCAGAAGGTGCCCGAAAACGTTCTTCGCTACATCGCCTTCGGCATCGCGAAGAAGCGCAGCCAGGGCAAGTACAAGCGAACGCAATGGTACAATAAGGCCAAGACGGCCCAGATCAGTGCCCTCTACGATAGCATCCTCATCAACATCCCTGATGTGCTGGTGGAGGAGTTGAAGAAGGGCTTCGACCCCAACGCACACAGCGCCTCGCTCGCGAAGAACCGCACAGCGGCAGGCAACACCAGATACAACTATGCCAACACGGTGAAAAACCGTTCACGAAATGAAGGCTATACCTTGTAATTCGCGTCCTTCGCCCTGCACCTGCGCCCGCGCCACCTTAGCGGTATGGCAGTAAGGAGAGACACCGTTCAACTCAATGTTGAGTTCATCACCGACGAGGCGCGCAACCTCGCCAAGACCAACACCGAGGTCGAAAAGCTGACGCGCGAGCTCAAGAGCACGGTACGCCGAGGTGGCGATGTGGCTGATGTCATGCGCCGCATTTCGGAAGCAGGCGGCAAGGTAGAAGACCTCGACTTAACCAAGGTAGCTCCACGCGCCCTCATCACCCGGGCGCGCCAGTTGAAGGCCATCCTCGATCGGCTACCGAGCAGCGCCCCAGGGGTCGCCAAGATGCAGGAAGAGTACAAGCGCCTCAACGATCGCCTCGCCGACATCCGCCAAAGCACTAGGGGCGTAGCGTCTGTATTCGAAGAGAAGGGCAGTGGCGGTCTGCTCAACGTCCTGAAGCGCGGACAACTGGCCGTACTCGCCTTCGTCGCTGCCTTCGCTGGGGTAGTTGGTGCCTTGGGTGCCATCATCCGCGCTACTGGCTTATTCCAGAAGTTCGGTGCAGTCCTCACCAACACGTTCGGCAGCAGGAGCGCGGCGCAGAAAGCAATCAGGGAGGTTACCGACCTGGCCGACGAGCTCAACATCCCCGCCGATCAGATCATCGGGAGCTACGTGAAGCTAGTGAACCGGGGCATCAAGCCCACCATGTCAGAAATGACCAAGCTCCTCGACCTAGCAGCCAGCCAGGGCAAGAGCCTCGACGACCTAGCAGAGGGCGCGCTCGACGCAGCTACAGGAGAATTCGAACGCCTCAAGGAATTCGGCATCCGCGCCAAGTCTCAGGGAGACCAGGTGGAACTATCCTTCAAGGGCCAGACTACTACGGTGGCGAAAACGCAGGATGCAATCTTGGGGGTACTGCTGGGGTACGGTGATCTAGCCGGGGTACAAGGTGCCGCTGCGGCCACTTCGGACAACCTCGCGGCGAAGCAGGAGAAGCTGACCGGCGTATTTAATCGTTTTTTGGCTAACATCGGGCAGGGTGGGCTAGGGCAATCCATCGGCGCACTAATTGACAACGCCACCGACCTACTGAAAATCTTCGTAGACCTAACCGACGTTCAGGAAGGATTAACTGACGAAGTGAAAGGTACACAGGCTGCTTTCAACCTCGAAATTGAAACCCTGAAACGGGGCAACCTTAGCGCCGAATCTCGCTCCAGCCTCATCGAAACCATCAACACAAAATATAAAGACTACCTCCCTAGCCTGCTGACCGAGGAAAGCACCCTCGGCGAAATCGCCGAGGCTCAAGACCTCGTAAACAGTTCCTTCGAGAAAAAGATAATACTGCTTGCTGCAGAAGAGCAGCTGACCGACATCTATAAGCGCAACCTTAAGGCGAAGAAAGAGGAGCTAGAACTAGAACTGGAGCTAACCGCCGCTAAGAAGAGAACGATAGGTGCCGAAAGACGCGCCTCCAACTCTGGTAATACTCAGAACTTCATGGGCGTAAGCACCGCCAAAGGGTTAGCGGGTCGAGCAGCTTCCAACAGCCTAGCGGAGCAAGCCCTCGGAAGGCTCAACGATAAGAAACAGGAGCAGATCGATCTGGAAAAAGAGTTTCAGATGACCTTAGCTGCGGCCAAAGCACTTGATCTTGACATTAACAGCATCCTCAACCCACCAAGCCCCGACGACGACGACGACGACGACGACGACGACGACGAGACTAAAACCACCCTCAGCCAAAAGCTTAAGGCCATCGAGGAATCTGCTGCCCGCCTTCGCGCCCTAGCAGACCGAGACCGCATCAACGAAGTGACCACCGAGCAGGAACACACCGCCCGTCTGGGCACCATCAGGGAAGACAGCTTCGAGCAGCAGCTACTCGCCTACGCCGCGTTCGGCCAGCAGCGGGTATCCGCCGCCGAACAACTCCGCAATGAACTGCTTGCACTGGATCGTAGGAGGGGAGAGTCCGCAGGCCAGGCAGTTGGCACGATCGACGAAGAGCGGGCCGCACTCATCAGAGGCGCATCCACCGACGAAGAGCGGGCCGCACTAGGCGAAGGCGAGACCAGCAACGACATATCCCCGGTCGAAAGCGACGAGGCCGAAGTCGAACGCGCCGAAGCCCTGGCCGAAAAGCTCATCGCAATCGACGAAGATGTACTTGCGCGCCGCATCACCCTGGCCGAGCGCGAAGCGAAGTTCAGGAAAGAACTGGAGGAGAACAAGGTGAAAGCTGCCCAGGAAGGCCTCAACGCCATCATCGCCGTGCTGGGCAGGGATGAAGCCGCCAGAAAGAAGAACGCGAAAACCATCAAGGCATTCCAGAAGGGGCAGGCAATTGTCTCCGGCCTGGTGGAACTGCAGCAGATCCGGACGGCCACGGCTGCTCAGGCTGCGGTCGCTCCTCCTGGAGCCAACTTCATCGTGCTCGCGCTCGGTGCTATTCGTGCCGCTGCCGTGATCGCGCAGACCGCCGTAACGGTCGGGAAAATCAACGCCACGAAGTTCCAACGTGGCGGAAAAGTAGGTACCTTCGGAGGCAAGAGCCACACCTCGGGCGGCACCCAGTTGTACGGAGACGACGGCACCCACATCGAAGTAGAGCGGGGCGAAGATTTCTTCATCCTCAACCGCAACGCCAGCGCAGAACGCGCCCGCCTCTCGGCCCTCAACGAGCGGAACGGTGGGGTGCCTTTCTTCGAGGGTGGGGGCTCGGTATTCTCTGCCCCCAACACCACGCCGACCCTCCCCGCCGGAGTGCTGAACGGCAGCAGCGGAGGCAGCAGCGAGGCGATGGCCTCTGGCATGTCTGCGCTACTCGATGCCTTCCGCCAGTTCCCTACGGCCCTGAAAGCCAACGTAATCTACGGAGACATCACCCAGGCAGGCGACGACCTAAGTACCGTCTCCTCCGCAGCAGAAATCTAACCACATGAACTTTCACGAAGCAAAACGCGCCATGCGAGATGGCCACGCCTGCACCCGCACCGCTTGGGATGATGGCGACAAGGCAGTACCCGAGTTCTTGTTCATCCGCCCAGAGTGGGACATGAACGTTCACGACCTGCCCATCATCAAGAGCATCCCGGTCGCGGTCAAGCGCCTGATCAGGGCCAACGAACTGCCGCTCGGGGCTCGCCTAATCCTGACCGAAACCCTCTGCCACTACAATGGCCTCCAGATCATCAACGGGTTCATGCCCTGCGCCACGGATGTGAACGCCACCGACTGGAGACGTATGTACCCCTACAACGAAAACCCATGACCGCCAACCAGTTCCTCGCCAGGCACATCGAGCCCAACCCCTTCGCCCTCACGCACGAGTGGGAACTACTAGCCGCCCCTATGGCTGGCCATATCCTGCGCGTGTACTGGTCAGCCTTCGCCTTTACCCCACCTGCTTCGCTCTGGCGCGCTTCGTTGGACCTGCCGAGGAACGTGCGCGTAATCCTCTACCGCCGAGTTCGGTTACTGGGCAGGCAGGTCACCATCTACCGCCACTACCTGCGCATAAATACGGATGGGGAGTTTGAGTTGGTGGGGGAGTGGTGTTTTAGGTACTAGAACAATACTTGAAATTTCCTATAAAAAAAAGGTTACCGCTTGCCTTGCTTAATGCTCCGTTCATCTCTATATTGTACCCATAATCTTATTCCCCCTTGTGTGGGCGTGCCTAATAACCCTATCTTTGCCGTGCCTGACAGCACAAATATCCCC